TGGAGGAGCTCGCCGAGGTCTACAAGCCACGCCTGGCCTACGAGCTCGAGGTTCTCAAGAAACTCGGCTTCTCCGGCTACTTTCTCCTGGTCATGGACATCGTCAATTATGCGAAATCGAACGGCATTCTCGTCGGCCCAGGCCGAGGCTCGGTCGGCGGCTCTCTGGTCGCTTATCTGGTCGGAATCACCGACTGCGACCCCATTCGTTTCGGTCTCCTCTTCGAGCGGTTCATCAACCCCGACCGTATCGACTTGCCCGACGCCGACCTCGATTTCATGTCCGAGCGCCGAGGAGAAGTCATCGACTACCTCATCACCAAATACGGCAAGGACCGCGTCGCCGGCATCAGCAATTTCGGCAAGCTTGCGGCTGCGTCATCCATCCGCAACATCGGTAAGGCGTTCGGTCTCTCCGAATTCGATTACGTCTGCTCGAAATACGCGCCGAAGGAGCATGGCGCCAATGTCTCTCTACCAAAAGCTGCTGAGATCACGCCGGAGATCGGAGCTTTTCGTGATCGGTGGGCGCCCCTATGGGAAGTCATGGTTCGCCTGGAAGGCACTCAGAACATTCTTGGACGGCACGCGGCCGGCGTCGTCGTCGGCGGATGTGACCTGGTGGAGCGAGGAGTTATCGAGCGTCGAAAAGACGGCGCCACGCTCAACTGGGATAAGCGTATCGTTGAAGACCAAGGCCTCGTTAAGGTCGACATTCTTGGGCTCAACACGCTCGATCTGATCGACCTGACCCTGAAATATATCCGCAAGCGGCACTCGCAGAAGGTCAATCTGCTGCAAATCCCGCTGGACGACGAGAAGGTGCTCGACGCCTTCGCCCAAGCCAAGACCACCGGCATCTTCCAGTTCGAGGGCGGCGGCATGCGCCGGCTGCTCAAGGAGCTCGGCAAAGACACCGGCTGCACCTTCGACGATATCACGGCCGCGACCGCGCTCTACCGGCCGGGTCCGATGGAGTCGGGCATGATGGACAGCTTCTGGAAGCGCAAGCAGGGCATCGAGACGGTTGAATACGACCACGAGCTCATGGAGCCGATCCTGAAGCCGACCTTCGGCGTGATCGTCTACCAGGAGCAGGTCATGCAGATTTCGCGCGCGATCGCCGGCTACTCGGCGCCCGACGCCGACAAGCTGCGCAAGATCATGGGCAAGAAGCTGCCGGAGGAGATGGCTAAGGAGCGCGGCAAGTTCACCGACGGCTGCGTCAAGACGATCGCCTGCACCGCGGAGTGGGCCGCTGACCTGTTCGACAAGATCGAAGGCTTCGCCGGCTACGGCTTCAACAAGAGCCATTCGGTCGAATACACCCTGATCTCCTACCAGTCGATGTGGCTCAAGGTGAACTATCCGGTCGAGTTCTACGCCTCGGCGCTGTCGCTGCTCAAGGAGGAGAAGCTGCCGGCGATCCTGAAGGACGCGGCCAATTTCGGCATCAAGATGTTCATGCCGGACATCAACTACTCCTCGGGGCAATTCGAGATCCTCAACGACACGACCCTCTGCATCCCGTTCGACCGGGTCAAAGGCGTGTCCGAGAAGGCCCGCACCGCGATCCTCAAGGCGCGCGAGGACGGCCCCTTCAAGTCGATCAAGGAGTTCGTGGCGCGGGTCGAGCGCAGAACGTGCAACAAGCGGGTTGTGGACGCGCTGGATGCGATTGGGGCGTTCGCCCGCATCGAACCCGGTCAGACACCCGCAAACGACTCCAGCCGCATCGCAGCCCAGAAGGAACTGATCCCTGGCCTGATCATCGATGTGGTGCCGATCAACCGCGAAATGCACGCCGACAAGTTCACCAAGGCGAAGCTCGGGCAGATCATCACCGAATACCGCCAGGCGGAAGGCGGCGACGGCCAGGGCGTCAAGCCGACGATGGGCAAGAACGCCAAGTTCATGGTCATCTTCGACGCACCCAGCCGCTCCGAAGAACAGATGGGCGCATTCTCCTGGGGCGACAACTTCCATTCGGTCGCGTGCTCGCTGTCCGATGCCGGCCTGGAGCGCGCCGACGCCTATTGGACGGGCCTGATCAAGCGCCCCAAGGAAGGCAAGCAGGTCTCGCCGGCGGAGATCAACACATACGTCGGCTACCTGGACAAGGAGATCGACCTGCTCAAGCCGCCGGCGATCGTCCTGCTGGGCTCGCAGGTCGTCCGGCACTTCTTCCCCGACTTCAAGGGCAAGGCGTCCGATCAGGCGGGCAAGGTGATCTATTCCAAGCGCTATGATGCCAACTTCGTCATCGGCTTCAACCCCGGCGAAATCTACCACGACCCTGACAAGCAGGTGCTCATGGACGAGGTGTTCGCCACGATCGCGAGTTTCATCGAATGACGCCGGCCGACCTCCAGGTTGCCCGTGCGCTCGCGGACAAGCTGATGACCACATGCGAGCCAAACCGATTCTGGGACGAGCTGGACGCTCTGACGCGCGATCAATACGCGGTCCTGGATACGATCGCGTTTGAGTGCTCGACCTGCAACCATTGGTTTTCGATCGCCGATCAGCATGAGCGGCATTCTCGATTCTACTGCAAGGACTGCCTATGACCCGGATCAGCAAGCTCGCCACCAAGCACATCTCCGACGCGCTGGTCTGCGCCGCCTATACGGCGGCAAAGCGTGTCAATCACGCGCGGTTCCCCTACGACTTCCTGATGGAGGAGACCGGGGCTCCCTTCAAGGTCTGCTATCGGGCCATGGAGCGCGCCGAGCGCCGCGGACTGATCGACTACGGCGTGTCGCTGCGGACCGGGTGGCTCACTGACAAGGGAATTGTGCTTCTCCTCTCACATTCCACGCGCAATCCAGACTGATCTCGCTATAGTCTGATTTGACAGTCAGCACTGACTTACTTTAGGAGGGCTTTATGAGCGACGCACCCGAGACGACCCCCGCCCCTGCCCCGAAGCCGACCCCGAAGATCGTGGTCAAGAACTTCATCGACGGCGTCCAGGCCCGCAAGGATGCGACCTTCTCGCTCGCCGACCTGTCGAGCGCGTTCCAGGACCAGATGTCCATGCGGATCCACTACGGCGAGCTCAAGGCCCAGGCCGAGCGCCAGGTCGCCGACCTCAAGCTCAAGCTTGAGGCGGCCGAAAGCCGTGTCTATCGCGAGATCCGTGACGACCTCACGACCAAGGGCGAAAAGGTCACCGACAAGCGCCTCGAGCAGGAGATGAACGCTCACCGCACGATCCTGGCCATCAAGCTCGCCATCAACGAGGCGAAGCAGGTGTTCGAGGTCGCCAGGGCCGTCTACGAGGCCTTCGACGATCGCCAGAAGATGCTCATGTCCGCCGGCGCCAAGGATCGCGTCGAAATGGAGGGCGATATTCGCATGGGCGTCGCCAGCGCGCGTGACGCCTCGATCAAGACCGGCGCCCAGGACATGCTTGAGAAGCGCCGGCAGCTCCTCGCGGCCAATGGAGGCACCGCTTGAAGATCGGGGACATCGTCGTCATGGGCGGCTATCTCGCAATCGGCGCACTGGTTCACTGGGCGCTGCTCGGGCCCGTCTTTCACGTCGGCAGCGTCGCCTCCTGGGGCGTCCTATTCGGCTGGCCCTTCTTCATCTCAGCCCTGTTCCTGTTGGTCGGGCTGTTGATGTGGATCGTCCTCGGCTCGGTGTTCGCGACGATCGAATGGCTTGGCTTGCTGCGTCAGGTCAACCGCAACCAGCGCATTTACAAGCGCTAAATCCCTAACCAAAACACGGAGTTAACAGTGAAGCGTCTTTTGACGGGGCTCGTCTGCGCCCTGGCGTTACAGTCAGCACTTACAACCATGGCCGAGGCCCGCCCGCGCCATCATCGGCACCACCACGCATCCCATACCCGCGTGGTCCAGCAGGAAGCCCCGAGCTGGAGCTCATTCTTCCACGCCTCGAGCGACGTGGTCTCCCGCGCCCGCAATTATCTCGGCGAGACCGCAGGCCAGGTCGGCGTCCGCTCGACGCTGTGGTGCTCGGCGTTCCTGCGCAAGGTTACCGGCGCACAGGACGTCGATGACCGTGCGCTGTCCTGGGAGCGGCATCAGCGCGTCGCGCCGCAGGTCGGCGCCATCGTGACCATGTCTCGCCGCGGTGGCGGGCATGTCGGCGTGGTCTCCGGATTCGACGCCAACGGCAACCCGATCGTGATCTCCGGCAATCACAACGGCCGCGTCCGCGAAGCTGTCTACCCGCGCTCCCGCATCCGCGCCTGGGTCTCCGCCTCCTGAAGAAATCGCGTCTCGGACGAAGAAAGTTCGATCAATCCGAGACGTGAACGCTATAGCTCAATAGCGAAATCGCTAATTAGCGACCGGCTCAAACGATCGAACCCCAACCGACCCCAACCAGAAAGCCCTCAATGCCCACTCTCTCCCCCGAACTCCTCAAGCTTGTGAAATCCTCGAAGAACAAGCACACCCGCGCAGGCCGTTCGGTCTCGCTCGGCGAAGGCAAGACCACCATCCGCGTTCTCGCCAATCCCGACGGCAGCCAGTTCTGGGCTGATCTCGGCGTTCACTGGATCAAGACCGAACTGAAGGGCAGGCCTGTCGCTGTCGTGGGTTGCCACGACGAGGTCTACGGTCAGCCCTGCCCCATCTGCACCGCGATCGCGAAGGCGACCGAAGCTGCAACCTCCGACGAGGAAATCGCGCTCATCAAGGAATGGAAGGCGAGCAAGACGGTCATCGTCAACGCTCTCGTCCGTTCGGGCTCGAACAAGTCGGACGAGCCGCAGATCGTCGAACTCAAGTCGTCGGTCTGGGGTCAGATCTCCGGCATGATCGCCGAATACATGGAAGCCGACAAGGATCTGCTCGACCTCAAGGACGGTCAGGACTTCGTCGTCGAGCGTCGCGGTCGCGGCCAGAACGACACGAAGTATACCGTCATGCTGGCTCCGAAGTCCGAGCCGGTGAAGAAGGAAGTCCTGGATCAGCTCCACAATCTGAAAGAGTGGATCGAGAGCAACTTCTTCCGCGGCGAGGAGACCAAGGCGCTCACCACGATCGCCCAGGTGACCGGCGTCAGTGTCAACGGCATCGCGAAGCTGGCGGGTCCGGCACGTTCCGCGCTGCTGACCAAGCCGGCGACCGTCGTCGAAGACGCCGAGGTGGCGGAAGTCGCCGAAGCGCTCGTCGAAGCCGAGAGCGAGACCGTCGTCGAGGAAGTGGTCGAGGAGACCAAGGCCGAGACCGACGAGGAGCGTGAGCTGCGCGAATTCCGCGAGTTCAAGGCGGCCCAGGCTGCCAAGAAGGCGGAAGCCGATAAGGCCGCGGCTGCGTTGAACGCTGCTGCCGTGAAGAAGGCCGCTGCCGAGAAGCTTGCTGCGGAAAAGAAGGCCGCTGCCGAGAGCACCGTCTCCAAGGCGGACGAGTTCAACTCGGATCTGCCGGCAGACGAGATCGACAGTCTCCTGGCTGATCTCGACTCCTAAGAGGTTCGGGGCGGCCCCCAACGCCCCGACGACCGCGCCCTGGTGATGTGCTGTGCCCCCGATGCGTCACCAGGGCGCCCTTTCCCTCTTTGGAGACTGATATGAGCCGCGGCCTACTTCTCATTGACGGCAGCAATATCGCCCACGCCGCGAACAACGGCGGCGCCCTGCGCGTCGGCGATCTGCCCACACAAGCGATTTTCGGCGTGCTCCGGACGCTGCGACCGATGATGTCCATCTACACGATGTTGACGCCGGTCGTGCTCTGGGACGGCGCATCCTGGCGCCGCATGGCGTTCGAGGAATACAAGGCGAACCGCAACAAGGTCGCGACCAAGCCCCACGAGCTCAAGGCGGAGCAGCTCCGCAAGGAATTCAAGAAGCAGCTTCCCTACATCAAGGAGGCGATCAAGCTCCTTGGCATCAAGCAGATGGAGGCCCTCAACTACGAGGCCGACGATCTCGCCGGCATGATCACCGAGCGCCTGCAAACGACCGGCAAGCGCGGCGTGCTGATCTCCGGCGACAAGGACTGGGTGCAGTTGATCTCGTCCAATGTCGCCTGGATCGACCCGGTCCGCGACTATCGGCTGACGCTCAAGACGCTGTCGGAGAAGCTGGGTTGGGACCCGGACAAAAAGGACATCACCGTCGTCAAGGACGGCAAAGCAATCGAGGGATGGGTTGGCGTTCCCTCGCCGCGCGCCTGGTTGGAGATGAAGTGCCTGATGGGCGACACCTCGGATAATATCCCCGGTGTCGGCAAGATCGGGCCCAAAGGGGCGATCGACTTCGTTCATGCGTATGGGTCGTTCGCCTCCTTCATCAACCAGTGCGCGGACAAATCGATCGACACCGCGAAGCTGCCCAAGAACCTGCGCGACTTCGCGGAGAGCGACGAGAAACAGGAGATCTTCCGGCGCAACATGCGCCTGATGGATCTGCGCACGGTCGAGCGGCCGGGCGTGATCGCGCTCAAGTCCGAACAGGAGCCCCTCGACCCGATCGCGTTCGAGACCTTCTGCAAGGACATGCTGTTCAACTCGATCACTAGTGATCTGGAGGGCTGGCTTCAGCCCTTCATGCCTCAACCCGCCCTGAAAGCTGCTGCCTGATGCCCAAGCTACCCGCCGACCAGCAAACCGCCATCCTCGAGGGCCACGTCGGCAAGATCGACAAGGCGATGCAGATGCTCGCGCGCGACGGCAAGCGCATGTCGGACGTCCTCGACGCTGAGGCGCAGACCAAGCTCGCCGCCTACCTGCACGCCCGCGTCAACGACATGATCGCCGATCTCGGCAAGGCCAAGCGCTCGGTGTTCTCGCTGTCTGCACCGCCGGTCGCGCCGGGTGACATCGTTCTCGCGCCCAACCTCGTCATCCCGGCGGACAAGATCATCAACGGTTCGGTGACCGCGGTCGTTTCCACGACGCCGTCAGTCCCACAGCCCCAGACGGACGAAGACGAGGAGCTCGCGGCGATCGCAGCGCTCGACGAGGCGCCTCCGCCGCCCAAGACCGCCGCAATGTTCGAAGTCGCGCCGACAGAACCCGATCCGACCAGGCCGCCGAAGAACTGGCGCAAGCCCACCGGGCGCCTGGTCGGCACCAAAGAACCCGTCTGGGTCGAGACAGAAGCTCCGCGCGCCGCAGGCGACGAACCGACCGAGAAACCCGACCACACCGGCTACATCAAGGACGCCGGTTTTCTGGAAGCCGAATAGGAGAGAACATGGCATCCGCTAAAGAAATCGCAAAGTCCCTCGAAGCACTGATCGGGGGCAACGACGAGTCCGCGACCGTCACCCAGTTCCTCGACACCGGCTATCCGGAGTTCAACTACGCCCTATCGAACCAGTGGGGTGGCGGGCTGCCCGTCGGCCGCATCGTCGAGCTGGCCGGCCCCGCCTCCGCCGGCAAGACCGCGATCGCGACCTACGCAATGGCTGCGGCACAGAAGATGGGCGGCATCGCCTTTTTCTGCGACCATGAGCACTCGTTCGATGAGAAACAGGGCGCCAAAATCGGCCTCGACATCACTCGCGGCAAGTTCTTCTACAAGAAGCCGCGCACCTACGAAGAGGCGTTGACGATGACCGTCGCCGTCGCCAAGCACGTCCGCGAGAACAACCTGATCCCGAAGGACGCCCCGCTTTGCTTCGTCTACGACAGCCTCGCCTCGATGGTGCCGCAGTCGGTGCTGATCGATGCCAAGACCGGCAAGGAGAAGGGTCTGGACGGTCGCAACATGCACGACAACACCGCGCTCGCGCGCGCCACGTCGGGCTCGATGCCGGCCTTCAACCTCTACGTCGAGGAGCTCGGCATCTGCGCGATCTTCCTCAACCAGATCCGCATGAAGCTGGGCGTGATGTATGGCGACCCCCGCACGACACCCGGCGGCGAGGCCCCGAAGTTCTATGCCTCGATCCGCATCATGCTTGGCGCCGCATCCAAGATCGTCAACAAGACGACCAAGGAAGTGCTCGGCATGCAGATCAGCGCCGGCGTGATCAAGAACAAGGTCGCCCGCCCGTTCCGCAAGGCCGAGTGGCGCTTCATGTTCCAGGCTGACGGCTCCGGCCGCTTCGACGTCGAACGGTCGACCATCGACTTCCTCGTCCGCGAGAAGATCCTCAAGGTCGGCGGCGGCAGCAATGCCGGCAAGGTCGACTGGAACGGCACGCTGATCGACAAGGATAAGCTGGCGCGCGACATCGAGGGTCGCAAGGCGTTCGGCGAGCTCTCCGCACTGCTGCCGGCTGCATACGAGCCGCCAGTGATGTCTGCGGCCGAAATGCCGGGTGAAGACGAAGACGCCAAGCCCGAGGATATCGCCGCCTGATGCCGCTATTTCTGGTCAGGGTCAAACGCTGGACGAGGGTCGTGCAACATGGCGACTTCTCGATCGAGGCCGCTGACCTTGACCAGGCTAAAGCGATCGCAAAATCGGCGATCGCCGAGGGCGCCCAGATCAAGTGGGACCCGCTCGACATGAAGAACCGCATGCCGGGCGTCACGCGGCTAGAGGACGTGGAGATCCTTGCAGATGGAACAGAGGACATCAGGGACGGCTTCGGCTGAGCCCTTCCCAAATCAGTCCGAACCGCATAAGCGAACAGGTTTTCGCGAAGTGGATAAGGGTGAACTGATGAAGGTGCTTTCGATCTGGAATCCGTATGCCATCCTCCTGGTCAACGGCTTCAAGATGAACGAGACCAGACCCTTCCCCTGCCCGCCGGCGATCGTCGGGCAGCGGCTCTACATTGCCTCGACCAAGGTCATCACGCCAGCGCAGCGGCTAGTGTTCGCCCAGGAGCAATTCCAGGAATACTACCGCCAGACCGGCCTGCCGGACAAACTCGAGGATATGCCGAACGGCTGCCTGCTCGGCTCGGTCCTGATCCACTCGTCGGACATCATCACCGAAGAGGACATCGAGGACACGACCGAAGAGGAGCTGCTCTACGGCGACTACAAGCCGGGCCGCTATTGCTGGCGCACCCGCGATCCCGAAGTCCTAGACGAGCCCGTGCCGGTCAGAGGCCAGCAGGGCATTTGGAACCTCAATGCCGCAACAGTCCTCCCTTTCCGTCCTGTTGAACAAAAAAGGTAGGCGCACCTACGGCGCCTACTACACCAACGCCGATGGTGCGCAGTTCTACATGGCCTGGCGCAACAGCGCGAAGCGGCACCATGGCATCTTCCTTCAGGGTGAGCCCGATATCTCAACTGCAATCCGCAAGGGCAAGGCCTGCTGGGCGATCGACGAGGAAGACCTGATCAATTGCCGCGCCAACGGCATCAAGTTCGTCGGCGTGCTCGATAAGGGCACAGGCGACAAGTATATGACCACGCTGGACAAATTCTTCTCCGAGGCCGCGGTCTACAACTACGCCAGCCGCGGCGGCTCCTTGCAGCGCTATCTGCCGCTCCAGTTCTTCCGGCGCCAGGTCGGTAAGTCGAAAATCTAGCGAGATTCCACGCGCAATCCAGTTTCGACGCGTCTATATGTAAGTCAGCACTGACAACACAGAGAGATTAGAGCGATGCACCTGCGAGAGCTTCAAAAGCACGCGGTCGAGACCGGCAAGATCGTCTTTGGCGAGCGCAACGTCGACGACCAGCGCGAGCGCGCGCTTCGCTTCTTCGAAGAGGCCTGCGAGCTCGTCCGTGCAGCCCGCCTACCCTACGCCGACGCCTGTGCCCTGCTCGCCCACGAATACCGCGATCGCAAGATCGGCGACGTCCCGCAAGAGATCGCGGGCGTGCAATGCACGCTTCTTAGCTTGGCCAGCGCCCACAAGATCGACGCCGAGGAGGAGACGCTCAAGGAGCTCGCCCGCGTCCTCGAGAAGCGGGACGAGTGCCGCGCCAAGCACGACGCGAAGTTCTTCACCGCCGTCAAGGTGTCCGCAGCTTAACGATTTCAATTCACCACCCCAGCACAGGAGAAGTTCTATGGGCGCAAGACATATCACCCTCAAGGAGACGGCCGCCGTCATCGACTTGCTGAAGGAGCACACTTCACCGGCTGGCGAAGGTTTGTGCGAATACAAGGACGGCTTCGATGATACCCGCATCGCAGCGATGGTCTCAGGGGATCTATCCAAGAGCTCTGTCGCGAAGGTCCGGACGGAAGTCTTCGGCAAGCTCTACATCCGCGGCAACGGTGACCCGACGGCTGCGCTCCTCAAGGAGTTTGCCGAATTGACGGGCAGATACAACAAGCTGGTCGACATGCTCAGTGTCAACCGCGTGGTTGACGTGCGGCATCTGAAGATGCCGGGCGCTGCGGCTTGAAGAAGGGCCGCGGCAGCTACCGCCGCGCGCTCACCGAGACCCTGCTGCTCTGGGCGCTGGGCCTCGGACTGTTCCTCGTCATCAAACGTCTAGTGGGGTTCTAAATGGCCAAGTGGCCCTATCTCATCCTGTCCGATATTCACGCCCACGCCTGGAGCAACTTCTCGACCAAGCTGCCGGACGGCATGAACTCGCGACTGAAGATCACGCTGGACGAGATCGAGCGCGCGGTCATCGAGCTTCAGAGCCTCGGCGGCGACACGGTCTACATCGCAGGTGATTTCCTGCACACCCGCGGGTCGATGGACCCGGAGGTGTTCAATCCGCTCTACAAGACCATCTCCCAGCTCGCAGACGACGTGTTCTTTCGCGGCATCCCAGGCAACCATGACCTGAAGGATCGCGACACGACGGAGCTCGGCAACGCGGTCCAGACCCTCAACGAGATTGAGAACGTGGATATCATCACTGAGCGCGTCGGTCACTGGTATTGCGACCACAACGTCCTGATGGTGCCCTGGCACGGCTCGAAAGATGCGCTGCGGGCAACGATCAAGGAGATCCTTGACGCCTGGGTGGGCACGGTCAATCCCGCAGATGTCGACCTGATCATCCACGTCGGGATCGACGGCGTGCTCGCTGGCGTCCCGGATCACGGTCTGAGCCCGGAAGAAGTCGCCTCTTGGGGCTTCAAGCGCGTCTTCGCCGGCGACTACCACAATTTCAAGGAGATGGAGGACGGCAAGGTGTTCTCGATCGGCGCCACCAGTCATCAACAGTGGGGCGACATCGATACCAAGGCCGGCTTCCTAATCGTCTACGAGGACCGCGTCGAGTGGCGCGCGAGCCATGCGCCATCCTTTGTCGAGATTACCGGCGACGACGCCGAGGAGGACATCCCGAACATCGTCGACGGCAATTATGTCCGCGTCCGCGGCATGAAGCTGACCGACGCCGAGATCAACAAGTTCCGCGCCGAGCTCGTGGAGATGGGCGCCAAGGGCGTCACGTTCCAGGTCACGCGCGAGACCGTATCCGCGCGCGGAGCGACGTCCGTGTCCAAGGGCACGACGCTCGATCAGTCCGTCGACACCTTCATCGATCAGAAAAAGGACATCGATCCCGATCTCCTGCCGCTGGTCAAAGCGGGTGCCGCCCAGATCCTCACTGATGTCCGGAGTGTCCAGTCGTGAAGGTCGACCTCGCCCTCAGTCAGAACGGTGCGCAACTCACCCTGATCCCGGAGAATCCCGGCGACCAGGAGGCGCTCCAGAAGTTCGCCACGATGACGCGCCAGCGCGCCCACACGCTCACCTGCCGCGGCTTCGAATACCTCAAACCCGAAGTCGATTTCGTCGTCTCGGGCCCTC